GGCAAAGTAGTAGATTAAATGCAGAAAAGGATTTTCGTCCTTTTTCTGCATTATTTTTTTACCCAAACGGGCATGGAAACGGTGAAAAGGGGTGATTCAAAATGAAAATGCTGACGCTGGAGGACAGAAAAGAGCTTGAACGGATGTGGAGCGAGAACGCCGCCCCGGTAAAGGTGGCCGCTACGCTGGACATTAGCCTGTGTACGGTGTACGCGGAATTGAAGCGAGGCCAGGCAATCGACAGTGAAGGTGAAGTGGTCCTTGATAAGAATTTCCGCCCTGCGTACAGCGCCGAGCGGGGGCAGTCTACCTACAACCGCAACCTCCGAAACCGTGGACGCCGCCCGAAGAGGCAAGCAAGCGAAAGGAGCGAGTGAGCATGACCAATTTTGAAAAAGTCACGGCGTCCCCGGATGTGCTGGGTGAGTTTTTGGCTTCTCTCCCCGTGGCGACCGGGCCGTGGGACGAGGAATTTCATCGGGCGTTCTGCGATTCCTGCGAACTGTTGGAATGCAGAGCGGAGACTTGCCCGTACAAAGGGAACCGCCCGCTGTGGTGGCTGAACCAGGTGGAGACGGGCGAGGGGCAGAATCAGATTGTGCTGTGGGCGAAAAGTGATGGCTACAGAAAGGCAATGGAAGAGTTTGCCAGAAAGGTTAAAGAAGCCAGGAGCGAGCGGGTAAAGGCAACAGGGGACAAAGCATTTACCCACCTTGAAGCCTTGCTGGCTGAATTGGTTGAAGTCCTTTTGCCGGACGAGAAATGCCGGGTCGTAATGGACTACGACCCGGACGCAGAGAACGTTACTTTTTCCCGACTACCTGCACACGACATCCCGGCGGGAACGTAATGAGGCTGTCAAGCTCCTGTCCTTGTTCGAGGTAAAAGCGGACAATCGGACGTTCCAGATTAGGGAAAACGCCATTCCAGGAAATAGTTTCAAGCATTTCGCAAATGCGCTGGGCCTCCGATTTTGGGGTATCGCCAAAATCTACAGTGTATTGAACAAGACCACCCATAAAATACTCTCCTTTCTATAGATTCCCGGCGGCGGGGCAACGCCGCCGGGACCAGTATAGCAGAAGGGAGAAAGAAAGGGAATAGACCATGCTTGAAATTGTACCTATGACACTGAAAGAGGCAAACGCATTTGTGGAGCAGAACCACCGACACCACGGACCGGTTGTGGGCCACAAGTTTTCCATTGGCCTGTCAGATGGGGAGAAAATCGTGGGTGTTGCTATTGTAGGCCGTCCGGTTGCCCGGCACCTGGACGACGGGTGGACGCTGGAGGTCAACCGGCTTTGCACGGACGGGACCAGCAACGCCTGTTCCATGCTGTACGCTGCCGCGTGGAGAGCGGCCCGTGCCATGGGATACAAAAAACTGGTGACTTACATCCTGGAGAGCGAGAACGGGGCGAGCCTCCGCGCCGCCGGATGGAAATGCGTGGGACAGGCCGGGGGCCTGCGGTGGACCGGGAAGCGCCGCCCGGAGGTGGACCTATACCCGGCGCAAATGAAAATAAGATTTGAAAAGGAGGGGTGACGAGTGGCGAGGAAAAAAGAGTACCCCGGCGGCTTCCGGCTGACGCTGGCGACGGCGCGGCGGCTGGCCGTCCAGGAGTTCGGGACGGCAAAGGGCCTGGAGCCGGACCGGGGGACGTGCCTGGAAGGGTTCTTCACTATGCAGATGGGGAACATGGGCGTATCCATCTGCCCGGACCTGGGAATGAGCGGGTGCATCGTGGTCCGGGCCGGGCTGTGTACGGCAAGCCATACCTGTGTCGGCTACTTCAACCGGGAGACGCTGGAGCCGGACTTTGATGTGATGGACAAGTACGAGCAGCAGGAGAAGCGCGAGGCGCTGGAAACCTGGGTGGGAGACATCGGCCCGGATGACTGCCACAAGCGGATTGATGAAGTGTGGAACAGGAGGTAGCGGACATGAACACAATCTACAAACCGAAGGGCGCGGCGGCGGAGTACGGCGACTACGCCGTGAACATCTACACCGGATGCCCCCACCGCTGCTACTACTGTTTCGCGCCCCAGGTCCTCCACCGGGACCGGGAAGCGTTTCACTCCTGCGTGGAGCCGCGCAAGGGAATTGTGGAGGAACTGCGGCGGAAACTGGAGCGGGAGAAAATCACTGGGAAGCTGGTCCACCTGTGCTTCACCTGTGACCCGTATCCCACCGGCTGCGACACGACCACCACGCGGGAGGTCATTCAGACGTTGAAGGAGTTCGGGAACCACGTCCAGATTCTCACCAAAGGGAGCGGGATTTGCGACTTTGACCTGCTGGACGGCGGGGATTGGTACGGCGTGACCATATCCTGCGGGTGGCCTATGGAAGATGCGGCGGAGCCCGGAGCGGTCAGCCTGGAAAGCCGCCTGTATGACCTGGAGGAAGCGAAGCGCAGGGGGATTAACACATGGGTATCGTTCGAGCCGGTCCTTGATCCGGAAGCCGTACTGGCGTGTATTTATGGATGCGCGTACTTCATCGACAAAGTAAAAGTCGGGAAGCTGAACTACCACCCGTCGGACATCGACTGGGGACAGTTTGGCCGCAACGCCGAAATGATGTGCCGGGAGCTGGGTCTGGACTACTACATCAAGGACAGCCTGCGGGCGGAAATGGACAAGCCGTGAGCGGCGGAGCGGACTTCACCCGGACCTGCGAGGGGTGCGAGTACATACGGACAGAGCCGTGGCCGGTCAAGGGAAGCTACAGCGAAAAGACTATTGCTTTTCGGTGCTTTGCGCCGGGGAAACACAAGGGCTATCACATGGGGACTACCTACCTCCTGCCCTACGTCCCGGCGTGGTGTCCGCTGATGGAGCAGGAATCGGAAGGGAGCGGGACATGAGCGTATGCAAAGACTGTGGCCGGGAAATCGACTGGATGCGGACGGAGGAAGGGCGGTATATCCCGGTGGACCCGGAGCCGGAATTTGTTATTGAGGGCGGCGGGGACGAGCATTTCTACACAGAGGAAGAGGGCTTGCTTACCGGACGGCTGGCGAGGCCGGAGGAAGTGCAGACCAGGGAAGCCAAAATCAATACACCGCTGGGGTTTGTACCGCACTGGCGGACCTGCCGGGCGCGGCGGAAAGGATGGTAAAACGGTGAGACATGGAAATGGTGCTACTGGGTGACGCTCTGGAGCAGCTGCGGACGCTGGAGACAGAGAGCGTGCATACTTGTGTAACATCCCCGCCCTATTACAACCTGCGGGACTACGGAACAGCTGGTCAGATTGGAGTAGAGACCACGCCGGAGGAATACATAGACAATCTGGTGGCTGTGTTCCGGGAGGTTAGGCGCATACTGCGCCAGGACGGGACCCTGTGGCTAAACATTGGGGATAGCTACGCGACAAAAACGGGACAGTATGCACCAAATTTGTCAAAAAGGAACGTCTGCGGAAAATCGTCAAGAGGAACACCGGAAGGGTACAAGCACAAAGACCTGATAGGTATTCCGTGGATGCTGGCTTTTGCCCTGCGGGCGGATGGGTGGTATTTGCGGCAGGATATTATCTGGCAGAAGCCAAACGCCATGCCGGAGAGCGTAAGGGACCGATGCACAAAGAGCCATGAGTATATATTTCTGCTGGCAAAAAGCGAAAGATACTATTTTGACCACGAGGCAATCAGGGAGCCGCGTATCAGCCGTAAATGTGACGCCCGCCCTGTGGCGGGAAGCAAGGGAGCGTTCGGGCCGCGTCAAGCACGATTGCGCGGGTCGGGAAACATCCAGAAAAAGTACAGGCCAACACCAGGAGGAAAACACCTGGGCGGGAACATCCCATACACCGGAGAAAGCCCGTTGCGAGGCAGACGGGACGTGTGGACCGTTGCGACAAGAGGGTGCAAGGGGGAACACTTTGCCGTATTCCCGGAACAGCTGATAGAGCCTTGTGTACTGGCCGGATGCCCGGAAGGTGGGACCGTGCTGGACCCATTCACCGGGAGCGGGACGACTGGAGCGGTGGCAAAGCGCCTGCGCCGTAGTTTCATAGGAGTGGAAATCAACCCGGACTACTGGGAAATGGCACAAAAAAGAATCTCCACAACAATGGCAGAGTATGAACAACTGATGATGTGAAAGGACGGTGAAATCATGGAAAAGGTGAGATACATAAAAGTCGGGGTAGGACAAGCCCCGAAGCATCGGCAGGTGAGCCTGCGGACGTGGCTTGCACGGCTGAACGGCTGGACCGTGGCGTGGTATGCGTTCCTGGCGGTGGCCGGGGTCCTGCTGCATAAGCTGGGCGCGGCCTATGCTCTGCGGGAGCGGGGGTATTACGCCGTCGGCGGCGAGG